CCAGGCCGCCGTGGAGGTCCGGGTGCCGGACGAGACGGTGCAGGCCGCCATGGAGGACGCCTGGGCCGGGGAGACCTGGCAGTGCGGCGTGACGTTTGCCGTCAGAGGGGGACCTACGGAGCTGGCGCTTACGTGGAAGGATGTCACCGTGACCGTGGGGGAGAGTGGAGAGCTGTGGGTGAAGCTTTCCCGGCCGGAGCTGGCGGCTCTGACCCCTGACGCTGCGGCGGCGTGGCTGCTGGAGCAGTATGGCTCTATTTTCGGGGAGCAGACTCGGTATTTTATGGCCGCCCGGGACAGCGGCGGCTGTTCCCTGTATTTCTACCGGCCGGAGGAGGACCTGACCCAGGGCATCCTTCAGCGCAGCATCCTGAAAACGTGGGTCCGGCTGTCCGGCGGCAGCTGTGAGCTCCGGCTGTACCGGCCGGAGCTGTCCGACGCCAACACGGTGGGAGCTTATCCGCTGGTGACTGCGGACCAGGCCCGGCAGCGGCTGGCGGCGGGGCAGCACCTGTCTGCCTGGGAGCCCTTCCCGGGGGAGGACCGAGTCAAGCGGGTGGACCTGCAATACCTGGCCCGGCAGACGGACCGGTACTTCATGCCCTACTATGTGTTCTGGGTGGAATGTGACGACGGGGAGCAGGGCGTGTGCTATCGCCCCTATTACGTTCCGGCGGTGGCGGATGCCTATATTGCCGGCATGCCCCAAAGCCCCACCGGGGCGGCATAATGCGGCATATCGCTGGTTTCTGGGATATGGGCTGCTGGATACCCATGCGATTTTCACTCTGATACGGGCATTTTTCCCCAAATTGCAAGAAAGGCCCCCTGCTTTTGCCGCGTGAAAGCAGGGGGCCTTTGGCATATTTTTTACCGGCTGGCGGCATATGACTCTTTAGGCTTCACCGTTTGCCGCCTTCGCGCGCCTCACATCGCCAGCGCGATCCACCTGATCTGGGACCCGTTGGCCCAGCATCGGGAGGAGCCGTTGGTCCGCAGGCGGAAGGAGCTGGCGGTGATCTGGTCCGCCACGCAGGTGGTTGCCGCCGCTGCGGTGGTGTCGCCCGCTCCGCCGCCGCTGGAGTTGATGCACTGGGCAGCTGATTTGTTGGTCCGCACCCCCGGCACCAGACCGGAGGCGAAGTTGACTGCATATCCGCACACTACGTTATAGGTGGTCGTGCTGTCAAAGGTGGGGGTGTTCTCCACCCGCAGGAAGATCAGGGATGGCGCTGTGCCCAGATTGTGGGTGACGGTCTCGTATACGGCGTTTGTTACCGTCTTTCCCAGCGTTACAGTGCCCTGGGCCATTTTCAGCGTACCGGTGACCTTTCCCCCGGCCACATACGCCGTCAGGCCCGCCAGGATGTCGCCCGCCGTGGCCGTGGCGTCGCCGGTATCCACTCCGCCGCCGGTGACGATGCCACCGATGGCCTCCGGGAAATCCTCGGCGGCAAGGGGCGCTTTACCGCCGGTCTTGCTGCGGATGGCGTCTGCAATAGCGCTCAGCAGAGCGCTCAGGGTGCTGTATTTTCCCATCAGTAGCTCGCCTCCATTGCCGCGCCGACGGCCGCCGTGATAGCGGCGCTGACCTGTGCCGCCGTCTGGTAGCCCTTGCCTGTCACGGTGGATTCCACCTGTGCCGCCGTCTGGTACCCGCTGTCGTTGGTGATCTCGGAGGTCTTGGCAGGCACACGGGTGTTCAGCTTCCGCACATACACCAGACCGCTGGCCAGCATGGGCGTGACCTCATAGCTGGCGTTTCCGGTCAGTGCGGCGGAGTTGGCGGAGCTGCCGCCGGGGACGTCGCCCACAAACGTAATGCCTGCCGACACCGTGGTGTACAGCTGTACCTCCGTGGCCGTGGTGTTCACCACCCGGAAGGGATTCACGTTGCCGTAGGTATACGGGATGAACACCCGGGCCTTGGCGCTGAGGGCCGTACCCAGCACCAGCGCCTTGTCGCACAGCAGCAGCTTGTAACTCTCGCTGCTGCCGCCGGTGGTCAGGTGTTCGTTGAGGTTTACCACCGTGTCCTGCAAATTGTCCACCGTCAGCTGGTTGCCGGAATACCAGGTCACCTCCGCCGGGTTCCGGCTGAGAAAGGCGGTGATAACGGCCTTGCCGATGGAGGTATCCGCCGATCCTGAGATGGACAGCGTTCCCTTTGTGCTCACCGCCGGATCGTCCTCCACCGTCACGCCGTCCATGCGCAGATTTTCAATGTCCAGCGGGATAATGACCCGGTTGGCGCTCTTGTTGACGACGTACAGCTGCCTGATCCGCAGGCTCCCCTTGCCGGACAGCCGCAGCGTGGGATTGGTCTCCCCGGATTTCTGAGTATGCCGCCAGCCGTCCACGCGGACGTCGAAGGTGCCGCCTGCGGCGCTGCTGGTGTAGATAATGGTCTTGGCGTCTGTCTCGATGTTCCGCAGGGTCAGCACGCCGGGCAGGGTAGCCTTGGTGGTGTACAGTGCGAAGCCACCGATGCCGTTGTTCAGCATCCGCACGTTTTCGATGGTGATGTTGGTGGCCGTGCCCAGATTGGGCTCCACGTCGATGCCGTACTGGGGCGCCGTGCGGTCGGTATAGGTGAAGTCACAGTCCCGCACCACCACGCCGTCCGCCTCGATAATGGACAGGCCGTTGCGGCTGCACTTATATGTTCGCACACGTTCAATGGTCACATTTTTAGAAATCTCATCCATGGTCCCGTTGCCGCCTACGCACACGCCGTCGCCCCAGGTGTACCGGATATTCACATCGCTGACATGGACGTTGTGGCTGTTGACGATGCGGATGCCGTGACCGCTCTCGCCGATGGTGGCCGTGTGGGACTCCCGGTCGCCGATGATGGTCAGCCCGCCCTCAACGGTGACGTTGTTCACGTTGTGGATGTTCAGCACGGCGTAGAAATCGTAGCCATTGGCGGTGAGCTGGAGGGTAGCGGCGTCGAAAAGCAGCCGCTGCCCGCTGTGCACCGTCAGGGCGGCAAAGAAATTGCTGTCCGCCGTGGTCGCGCTGACCTTGTAGGTCCCGGTGGGGAACAACACGGCGGAGATACCCCGTGTGCTGGCCGCATCCAGCGCCGCCTGGATGGCCGCCGTGTCGTCGGTGGTGCTGTCGCCCTTAGCTCCGAAATCCCGGACGTTGAGCATGTCCCGGTACTTTTTCCGCCAACCGGTGGGCTTGCCGTCTGCATCCACGGCGGACACCATGATCTGGTCATCCGCCGCCAAACCGGACAGGCCCATGGCGGCAGCTACGTTGGCCGCCGTCACGCTTGCATCCGTCCCAGGGGCTCCCTTCGGGCCTTGCGGGCCAGCCGGGCCGGTCGCGCCTTTTTCTCCCTGTGCGCCCTTGGCAACGCCAGCATCCAGCGTGGTGCCGCCTGTCAGCGTCAAAATCAGATGGCCGCTGTCGTTAATGGCAACGGACTGGATGTCCTTGCCCAGCAGTCCGGCCACCCGGATCAGCTCATCCTGGATGGCGTTGAGGGTATCAGCGTCGATAACGGTCTGGTTATTGACGAAGGTCGTCTTGGTAAAGGCCATTAGATCACTCCTTTCGGTGCCCGAGTCGGGCACAAGCCGTCAGCCATTACACGTCCGTATTCAGGCCGTCCTGCGCCATGTGTACACGGCCAGGTACGGCGGCATATTGTTGTGGGCCTGGCCGCCGCAGTTGGACGTGGCCTTGCCCGTGTAAGCGTTGTACTGGGTACTCGCAGCCTTATACAGGCGGATGGCGTTGACGCCCTCCGTAATGCTCTGGCCCGTGTAATCGTAGCCGTGAGTGTGGTTTGCCATCTCCTCCGCTGTCAGGATGTGCTCCTCCTCGCCGCCTGTAGAGCCAGCCGCGTGGGAGTCCCCCGCCGCCAGCAGGAACACATCCTTGACCTGCTCCCACGTCCCGCCGAACAGCTCCGCTGGGGAGGTGGAATCTGTGGACTGAAAGATGCTGCCAACGGGGTGCAGGAAATCGAGGAGGGCGGTGCCCATGTAATGGATGGGCCACTTAAATTCCACCGTCTTTTCCTTTTCCGCTATGCCGCCGAAACAGATTGCCTGCAAATCAAAGTTCATATTCAGCGGCACAGCAACGGTGGGAATGGTGATTTCCCGGGTCACGGTGCCGCCCAGTGCGTCTGTCGCCTTGACCTGCACAACACCGGTGGAGTCGGTGCCATAGTCCACCAGATACACGGTTTTCGCCCCGGAGGTCTGGCCGGTCAGATTGCTGGCTCCGGTGATTTCCACGGTGGCCTTGTTTCCGGTCAGTTGGACAGATAGCGTAAACGTCAGCTTGATATCGTCGCCCATGGCGTTGCCCGTCCATGTCCCGCCGGAGTAGTCGCCACGCAGGAAGGTCAAATCCTGGATTCCCGGGCCGCTGTAGGCGTTTACGGTGATGTTCCGAGTAACGGATGCCGTGCGCCCTCTGCTGTCCGTCACGGTGGCCACAACGGCTGTTGTGCCGGAATTTTGCAGAGTGTTTCCGCCGTCAGCACTTGCCGCCTTGCCGCCGATGGTCAGCGACTTAGAAACGATGCTACTGCCGTAGCTACCGGATGCCGTGTAGGTGGCCTTTAACACGCTCTTGCCCTGCACCCAGCCGTAGGTGCCCTGATACCCAAAGGTGTCGGACAGACTCACGGACAGGGTGGGTTTTACCGATGCAGGGATGGATGCCGTCAGTGTGGTTGTATTGGTACCCACCACGGCGTCCCCGTTGTAGGTGGTGATCTCCGCCGCGATGTTTACGGAGATTCCAGACGTATTCTGCGCGGCCCAATCCAATGGCGGCGTATACGATATGGATGTGGCGCTGGATTTTGTCGCCACAGTTACCTGTGCCGCAGAGCCACATTTGAGCTTGATGGTGTGCGTAAAAGTGCTCACGGCCCGGGTCACTGCAAGCGTACCGGCAGAACCCAGCACAAGCCCGGTCGCTGAAACGGAAGATGCCCGGGGGATGTCAGGAAGATTGACTGTGCCGGAGACCGTCAGGCTGGACGGTGTGTAGGATGACGTAAACCCGCTGTGCCAGTCCGCAGAAAGCACCACAGACCCCTTGCCCATATTGTTATGAGCCACGGTGATAGACTTGCTGCCCAGCTTATACCAGCCCCTGGAATTGTACCGGTACGGGTTATAAACCTTGGTGCCTTGCAGAGTGTAATAGCAACTATTGGCGTCCAGGTTGTAGCTCTCGCCGGTGCCGTCATAGATGTACAGCGTCAGGGCTAGTGTGGACTTGTTGTCCGCAATGCTCTGGGATACGCTATAATCCAGCCGTAATTGCCAGCCGGTGGAAGATTTTGCGCCGTAAATACTTGCCATTAACTCACCCCCACGAAGGACACGGAACCGTTGGGCTGTACGACAATGCCCATAGGTCCCAGGCGGAACTTGCTCAGTTCCACCAGCTCAAAGCTGTTGTTGTTCCAGTATGCCAGAAGGGTCCCGGAAGTGTCGTAGAATCCGATTTTGTCGTTGTATTCCTTCAGGACGATCTCCGACGCAGAGGACCCGATACGCAGCACCGGATGGCCGTCATCGTCGATACTGGCGTCGATAAAGTCCGAAAGCGTCTGGCCGTTGACGGTGACTCTTTCTGCGGACATTTGTCCTGCGGTGATGACATTTGCGTTAATCTCGCCGTCCATGGTCAAGGCAACACCGGAAATTGTATTTCCACCGTCCTTGGAAAATCCCAGCCCGCCGGTGGACATAATCCACATCCGTGTATTGGGCGTAATGGTGGGCGTATCTCGCAGGGTCCAGCCGATGGGAAAACCCTGCTCGTCCAGTGTCAGTTCATAATACCCGCCCTTTGCCCCGATAATCTTCTGCGTGGCGTTCTGCATGGCCTTGGTAAGGCCCTCATAAGCCCGCTTAATGCGCTGCTCTGTAGGGCTTTCCATGGCGTAATCCGCGTCCTTTGGGGCGTAACTGTGCATCGTAGAGGACAGGCCACCGTACAGGTGAATTTCCTGCTCCATAACGCACACATCCAGCCATTCGCCGGTATCACCCTCCACCTGGATAACGTCGCCCACCTCAACAGACGGGTCGCAGCGCCATTTTACGCCGCAGGGCTGGAAAGATATCTCTACCTCCGGCTGAATCAGGTCTGCAACGGCCTGGTTCATGTATGGGTTTGTTGATGTAATGCCCAATCCGGTGCCGGATGTAATGGGTTCATCTTCCGTGCCTGTGGTGAGGCTGGATACCGTGTACGGACCGTCTGCCGTGCGAGTCAGGCCGGACATGTACTGCTGCTCCCGGCTGACCCGGAAGGCGGTTTTTGCGTACCACTTGAACACCAGATTTCCGTCCCGGTCGAAGTGCGCGGACTGTCCGCACAGTCCAGCCAGCCACCCCAGTTGCTGTCGGATGGCCCCCTCAAACACAGACTCGATTGTCATATCCGGGAAAATCACCGTTGGGGGAGTCATGCCGCTTTGCGCACACAAGTCCGTCAGCATAGTGTCTGGTGTGGCGGGGAACTCAATTTGCGGGGTGTATTGCTCCGTCAAGGATGCCATCTGGTCATAGCCGGTGATTTCCCAGCCATACACCAAATTTTCTACGCCGTCTGCGGGGATGTAGTATCGGCCCAGAGGTACATATTCCACCCCAGACGCTGCGGTGCTTACACCGGCGATTGCCTTACCGGCCACAGCCTGACCGGCGATGGCTGTCGTGCCTGTATCGCCGCCAGGAACGTAGATGCCGATATACGGTACAAAGTACCCGCCAGACAATTGCAAAGGCTCATCCGGCTTAAAAATACGGATTTTGCACCGCCCGGAACAGGCGGAGCCAACGGAAATGCCGTCTGAAGAATCAAACGCCGGTGTGGCGGTGATCTCCTGAACGTAATTCCCGTCAAGCTCCGTCTGCCCGTTGAAAATCACCTTGGCTTTGATCTCGCGGCCATAATCCGCAAATGCGGTGTGGAACGCGGTGGAGACATTGTACATAAACTCACCTCTCCACGAAGTTCATGGACAGACTTTCCCATCTCCATTCCCCATCGATGCAAGAGTACATGGGGGTAGTGCGGTCCCCCACATAACACGTCATGGTGCGGTTCATGCCGTCCTCCGCGTCTGGCCCTGTCGCCTGGAAAAATACGTCCGTGACGGCTTTCAGGATTGTGGAGCATTGTTCAGCAGTCAAAGGGGGCCATTCCATGGTCCACTTCCGTTTCCTGGCTACCCTGTCGCGGAACGCATCACCATTCTGGTTTCTTCCGGAACCGTCTGCATCTACGTCCTGCAAGCCCCAGTAAAAAGATTTGGGGTCAGGGAGCGGCACAGTGGTCTCGTCTTTCTTTTTTACCGTGATGATTGCCATGTGCCCTCCTTACGCGAACAGAGGAGATTTGCCGGTTGCCCGGACCACCTCTTTGTTCTTCTTTACGACGTTGCGATACACCACGTCGCCGTCCATATTGATAGTAATGTTAATATCCCCGGACACTCCATCCTTATTGGACATAGCCGACATTACAGCGCGGTACACGCCATCGGACACGGCGGAGACGATTTGGTCATTGTTTGCAACGGCAGTGCGTCTGCCTATGTTGCCCACCATTTCCGCGCCAGCTTCACGGGCGACAAACAACTGTCCCTCGTTGGGAAAACCGCCCTCGGCGAACTGTTTGATCTTCGGGATGTTTACCAATCGCTTATTAAAAGCCGGTATAATCTGAACGCCGCCGATTTTTAGACCTTTGAAGTCCAGGTGGAACATCTCATTTACCGCATCAATCACGACATTGACGATGGAGATAATCCCGTTAGCCATCTTCTTTACAAATCGGGTAATAGGGTTGTCGTCCAGTTTCCATGCGGCGTGAGATGATGCAAGCCCGGCGGCAAGCACGGCAAGGCCGAGTCCAATTCCCGCGCCAGACAGGAGCAGCAAGACGCCGAGAACCATAAGCGCACCGCCAACAATACCCGCAATATAAGAAATCGACTTTTTCAGGAACTTCGAAACGGCGTCCCAGTTCAGCGCCGCAGCTGTCGCGAGGCTTGCCGCTCCGATTACCATCAGAGCAATGCCCAGAGGGATGTTTACTCCAGTAAACGTAAGCAACGCACCGAGTACCAACTGCGCGGCACCAAGTATTACCATAACGGTGGTGATTGTTTTTTTCACGGAATCAGGCATTTCGTTCCACTTTGGAACAATTGCTGTGGCCAGCACGAACGCACCAGCCACCATCAAGGCAATGCCCAGCGGGATATTCGCCCCGGAGAAGGCCAAAATAGCGCCTACCGCCAGTGCGCCCAATGCAACGAATGTGACCAGCCCGCCGATGATTTGTCGGACATCTTCCGACAGTTTATCCCACGTCAGGGTTTGAGACGCAATCAGTTCCGTTGCACCAAATGCCATAAAGCCGATGCCGATGGGAATATTTGCCCCGGAAAATGCAAGGATTGCGCCGATGACCAGCGCCGCAGCTCCGCTTACAAGGTCAATGTTTGCGATGGCATTTTCCAAAACATTCTTTACGGCGTCCGGGTTATCTTCGTTGCCGGAAATCATCAGCGCAAGGCCACTTGCCATCATGGCGATTCCGGCGGGCACGTTAATCCCGGTAAAAGCGAGAATCGCACCAATAACGAAATCAGCCGCGCCTAATGTGGCTTTGATTTCTGCAATGTTGTCTTCGATTGTCTGTTTGATCTCAGAAACCTTGCTTTGAACAGCCCCGGCCAGGAAATAGTACTCGGGCAAATTATTCCCAAGTCCACCAGAACCGGTAACGCCAGCATCCGTTTTGCCGGAAGAACCCGTGTTGGACGGAAGGATGTTCAATTCGTCAAAGCCCATGGTGTAGCGCTTGAACTCCTTGGCAGCATCTACCGCTGCATCCATGTTGTCCGAAAGCTCCCCGGCGGCAACAGCCCCACGATTCACGCCATCCCAGTCAACGTCCGTAAGCTCAAACCCGAACAGTTTAGCCAGCGCGTTCGCTAACTCGCGGACAATTTGCAGAAACGCAATGACATAAGGCAGAGCTTTGGTCAGAATCGGGATAAACAGATTGCCGATTGCACGGGACACCTGAGTGATTTCTGCTCTAAGCACACGCAGCTGGTTCGCAGGAGCTTCCAGGGTTCGGGCCATGTCGCCCTGTGCGGTCGTTACCTGTGTCATAATAGCGTAGTACCGCAGTTCTGCTTTTTCCGCCTGATTCATGGCGGAAACGCTCTTGGTAATACCAAGATTCAGCGCTTCCTGCTGCAATCGCGCAACAGACAGGTCATAGCCCAATCTTCGCAGTGGCTCCAGTTCGCCTGCAATGCCGGATTGCAGCTTCTGCATGGAGTCCTCAACAGAGATGTTGAAGAAAGAGGACAGGTCATAGCCCAACTGTGTCAAATTTTTGCTCATGGTGTATGCCCGGTCTTCTGTATCGCCAAATCCAGTCAGAAGCGTTTGGAACACACCCTGGTTCCGCATCCACTGCGCCGGGTCGATGCCCATCACAGAAGATACTTTTTCTGCGTAGTTCTGCGCTTCCTTTGCGTATTTACCCAGCGCGACGCTGAACAGGTTTAGGTCCTCCTGGTACTTGTTGGATTCCGTGATAGCCGTTCCGATAAGGCCCACCACGCGCCGCAGCCCAGCATACAAAATCCCGAACCGAATCATGCCCGTAGCTCTGCTAAACATGCTCGTTCTGCGCGTCCCGCGCTGCACGGCGGTGTTGTACTGGGTTACCATCGTAATGGCCCGCTGGAGTCTGGCGGGTAGCGCAGCAAATCCCGTTCCGAGCCGCTGCATCTCGTCAGACAACGGGCGAATCGCCGCCGCAAGCTCCTTCATTTGGCGGTTAAACTTATCCAAGTCCGCCGCATCAAGCTCATGCATGACATCCGGGAGTTTGCCGAGTTGGCTAATAAACGATGTGAGACGGGAACGTTCCAGTTCGGAGAGCGGGCGCATACCGTCCGCAAGGGCAATCAGCTTATCGCCGTCCGTTGTCTTGATTTGGCTCAGCGCCGTAGATAGTGCGGCGATTTGGTTCGGCACAGAACTGGAGATTCTGACGGAGCTGACCTCACTCAGGCTTTTCAGCCCGCTGGTCAAGGACCGGAGCCGCTGGAGTTTATCTGCGCTGGTGTTCTCCAGGGCCTTGTTCAGGGAGTCCAACTGCCTGGCAGTAGTGCGCAGAGCCGACACGCCCCCGGATGTGGCCGTTTTCAGACGAACCAGGGTATTTTGCAGCTTTTCCAGGGACGCTACGGCGCTGTCGCTGTTTTCCTTAATTTGAAACTCAATACCCTGGATTTCCACATTATCCGCCATTCTTGCCACCTCCCTGTTCGAATCGTTTGTTGTTCGCGATCATAAACATCTCCATGACGGACCGCGCCTTCTTGTCGCCTTGCTCCTGTTTTTTTGGCTTTTCGCTCTGTGCATACAGGTCGTATGGGGAATCACGGTACGGCTTTGGCCTGGTACCTTTCTTGCCGCCCATGCGGAGAATGGGTGCTAAGTCCGCCACGGCTTCATAAATGTATGCGCCGTGCAGCCATGCGGTTTGATTTGTCAAATCGCGTTTAATCTTCGCTGCTTCCCTGTAATATTTGACCAGTTCACAGTCCTCGTCCCAGTACTGGCTATAGGTCATACCAATGGCCAGATAATATGGAAACAGCTCATAGAATTTATCGGAATAGCGGGGGATTGGCTCCCCCGCTTTATTCGACGGCGACTCGTTTACCAGTTCGCCGTCCAGGTAGGGTTTTCCTCGCTTTCCACAGGCTCGTCCAGCAAGGCGATGATGGGGTCGTTGTACATCTCAACCAGCTTGCCGATCAGTTCGTCCTTCTTGGACATACCCGCGTAAATCTTGTCGATCACATCGCGCTTAACAAACCGATGATGAGCTTTAAAAGCTCCAGCAAACAGAGCGGGAAGACTGGTCATAGGCTTGCTTTCGACTTCGGTCGCAACAAACCCTTCTTTCTCCATCAGCTCCACGGTCTTGCGAGTATATTCCAGGGTGTACGCAATGCCAGTCACGGGATCTTTAACAGTAAGCGTCTTTGCCATGTTCTGTTTCCTCCTTATTCGCCATCCAGGTTGATTACGGTCGAGGGGGCGATGGTGATAGCCATGCCCACAACTTCGTTGACACCGCCTCCAGTGGGGTACACGGACAACTCGCCCTTAAAACTGAACTTGCCGTCGGAACCGGTAGGAGTCAGCGTTCCCGCACTTTCAGTGCCGCCGAACCATACGGCGTAATCCTCTTGCTTGCCCTCCATCGCCTTAAGCGCCTTATAATCGGTCAAGGTGTAGTTGGCGGTGAAGGACAGGCCGCCCATGGACTGGATGCCCGCGATGAAGGTCTGCATCTTGTCGGAAAGCGTGGTGGTTTCCAGCATGTCGGGGTCGCCACCCAGATCGGGGAACTCTTTGATGTCGATCAGCTTCGACCACGACGCAGCGCTGGTATCTTTGTGCATCAGGAAAACCATGTAGGTAGAGATAGCGATAGGTCATCATTCCTTTCTGTTATCGTCTGAAAATAGTGGCCCCGTCTGTTTCCGCCCTGTATCTGGCAACAAGACGGTAGATAGAGGCGTTTTCCATGTTCGGGACCGGGGACATGGAAATCCTTGTGAAGTTACGCACATACATCATCCTGTCGATGTCTGCCATGATGGAACGGCATTCACTCTTTTTCCCGCCAGTTTTGTTGGAGTAGACGTTTACCTCGTACATCAGTACGGAATATCTCTCGCTTTCGGATGAATCTAAACGATTTGCGGCGGCGTAATTGTCCTGCTCCACAATGCTGGCATGTGGGAATTTAGGGGGCGCATTGATGTACTCCCCGGCCACGTCAATGCCCGGGTATTTTTCGCGGAGCTGTTCCGCGATTGGCGTATACACCTTGCTTTCGATGTCGATCATCGGAACACCTCCTTGACCAGGGCTGAAAGCCTGTCTGAAAGCTCCTTTACCGTGTCGTACATAGACATGTTGGCCGGGTTGCCGTGAGTAAGAACCACCGTATTGCCGGTCCTTGGGTTCGTTTTCTCAACTCCGTTTGTTCCGGGGTCCCCGTAGTAGCCCCACGTCCTTTGCTTGCCGTGACCCTTTCCGTAAGTGCCGCGAACCATGCCGTTTCGCGCGGCTTCCGGGTGGTTGTCCGGGTACATAACGCCAGTGCCAAATTCAATAAACAGGACGGACGCACCGACAGCTACTACCGCCGCCGCGCGTCCGTCCCGTTCTTCAATTTTTACATTCGCGTCGTTTGTACCGTCGTATACGGCAGACTCAAATTTTGCAGATGCGATATCATACCCCATGGAAGAAAGCTCTCGGAGAAGCACATTCGCCCGGTCCTCCAGCCATGTCCGGTAATCCTCGACTACGTCAATCATCCGTTGAATGCCTGCAGTGGACAGCGCCGTCTTTACAGTCCTTTTCACGATACATTCACCTTGCTGACGGCGATGGAAACCAAATTCAGAGACTTGGCAATTTGCTTTACAACGTAGTCATAAAGCGGCCTTCCGTCTTTATATTCCGGCTTTTTGTCGATAAAAAGTACTGCGTTTTCGTCAATGGGGCAGGTCATATCATCTGTGATAATCACCTTGTCATAGGAGATGAACTGCCCAAACTGCTGAATCTGAGCATACCCGGCCGCCGGGGAGATATTGGCTTCCATTTCCACCGGATCCGCATATTTTACGTTTTTTTCGCCGGTTTCGTAGCCATTAGCGTCCTTCCCCAGTTCTGTCCCTTGGTACAAAAGATACCAGAACGGCCTTTTGTTTCGGTTCATGATTTTCATCCTTGCACCTCACATGGTGGCCGCAAACGGCACGATTTCCCGCATAAGAGAAGGCGGCACGTCGCCGCCCTCATAAGACCTGGAAACGCCATTTTCGCTATGCGCTGTTTCCCCCTCTGCTCCGCGCTTGTTGATGAGATATGCGGCGATCTCAATTTGGTTGATCTCGTAGCATGCGGGGACAGCAGTAGAATCTGTCCCGAACGGAAACGCTCTGCTGAGAATCTTGCTGGCCGCAATATTCAGATACGCAGAGAGAATCGATTCGCTTGTCTCTCCGGTCATGTTTCCCAGCATGGCCAGTTTTTCTTCGTCGCGCATCTCATACCTCCAGATCAGCCGGTGACAGCTTTGGTGTTAACGGGATTGCTGGCGTCGTTGGCGATGAACACGCTGCGGCTGTAGGTGGGCTTGGTGAAGGTGGTGGCAATGCCGGTAAACTTGCCGTGATACCACTCAGGGCCATGGTCAAGGCCGATCTGACCGAACAGCTGATACTTCTCGCCCGCGCCGGTCTTTGCCAGCTGCTCCAGGAAGAAGTTACCCTTGCCGGGCACAGGCTGGAACACGGGGGAGATAACGTCCAGGTTCAGCAGCAGAGCGGTGCCGGCGGGCAGGCACTCGCCAAGATACAGGTACACCACGCCCAGGGGAGTAACCACGCTGGAGAGGGAAATACCGTTGATTTCGCGCGAAGCGGGAACCACGGTCAGTCCATTCTGAACAGCGTCGGCGTTGATCTGGAACATGGTCACAGCGTCACACCACAGGCAAAGGCCATCGGTGGGAGCGTTCTGGCCATAGATCTTTTTCACCATGTCGGCGATTTCCCACAGGCCCAGAGGCTTGCTGGCCATGGCCGTGACGTTGGTGGTAACTGCGGTGACAAGCCCACGGGTCTTGTTGATCTTGGTGTCATCGGTGGCCTTGTTGTACACGCCGTTGATGAACGTGTATTCAATGTCGCGGTTGATCTTCTGCATCTTGGCGGCCACTTGGAAGTCCAGTTCGTTAATGGGGTTTGCCTGTTGACCAGCCACGTTCAGGCCAGACAGGGTGCCCATATTGGACTGTTTGGCATAGGAGATGCCGACAGCCTCATGGAAAATCTGGGTAACGTTTGTTTGCTGCTCCCGGGTCACAATGGAAGCATCGGGGGCGGACAAAGACGCAGACTCGGAGATGGCGGGCTGTTCTCCGCCGCCGGTGGTGTACTCCTGGCCGGTAACAAACTCTACGTGGTTCGTCACCTTAGCCCGGGAACCGATAATGGAACTCAGGGGGGTCTTGGTATTGCCCTTGTTAAAGAGCATGCCGGAATAGTTCAGCGTTGCAAAGCTGGTAGCAAAAGTATCTGCCATGTCTTAACTCCTTTTATTTGTTATTTGCGGATTCTTCCTGTGCCTTCAGGCGCGTGTAATAAGCGATTTCCGCATAGTTCTTGCTTGCACGCGCCTCCTCGATCTTCTTGTCGTAATCAACTCCAACGGGACCGGCACCGCCGTGCGGCGCGGGAGTGCCCTTGAGGATGTCGGACTTTACCTTCTTGGCATACTCGTCCAAGAACTTCTGCTGGTTCGCAAAAACCTTTGCAGAATCACCAGCCGCCAAAGCTTTGGCCGTGTCACTTGCCAGGTCCTCTGCATAGCCCTGCGCCACGAACTTGGCCTTGTACTCAGAAACGGTCTTTGCCGTTCTCAGCTCGTCAAGCTCTTTCTGCATGGCGGCAATGCTATCGGCTTGCTCCTGCTTCTTGCGCTCATCCTCGGAAAGCATGTCGTTGTACTTCTTTTTCCACTGGGCGGCGTCGGAGTTTGCCTTGGAAATAGCGTTCTTCTGCCGAGAAAGCTCTGCGGCGTTGTCCTCATACTCAAAGCACTCCAGGGCCTTGAGCTTGTCCTCGGTGGACATATCTGCGTAACCTTCGATTCTGCTGGTGTCGATTTTCATGTTGATACCTCCTGCGTTTTTTCGGCGGTTCCCTCCGCACCGTTTTCCGTTTTTTCCGAGGTTGTCTCCCCGTTGCGTTTTAACGACTTCCCTGTCGATAGTTCCTTTTCTTCTTGCTTTTCGGCATATTCCGCGCTAATTTTGTACGCAAGCTGAGGATCGGAGAACATGCCGCAGTGCATAAATGCCAGTTGGGGGGCAATTTTCCCGTTGTTCAGCATGGCTACCAAAACACTGGCCTTTTCGCTGATATTTTCGTAGTTTCGGCGCGTAAACCGAATTTCCAGGGCGGACATTTTCAGCGAAAGCGCCCGCAGATTATTGCAGATTTTGATAGCGATTTTCAGAAATTGCTTTTCGGACCGTTTAAACATCTGTTCGGAGTCCTTTGCCCGCGCCTCTGCTGACGACCATCCGTCGCGCATAATGACCGCAGACCCGGTGTCACTGGTTGAGGATCCTCCATTCCGGTTTGGCATTCCGCAAATCGTCAGAACGGTGTCGTACATGTCATCCGTCAGGGTTTGGGTCTGCGTCTGGTTCAGCTCCGCCGTCAGGTACCCAACGTCAGCCTTGAGCTGCGGGTCAATGTCCTTGAACTTAATACCGCCTTCTGCCCTCAGATTCTTGTAATCTTCGGACGAAATGTCCACGTTGTGGAACAGCATCAGCGCCTGGACAAACTGTTCTACGCCGTCCATGCGGTTGGATTGAACGTTGTTGATAGCGTCCAGAAGAGGGAGCACAATCTCAAAAGCGCCCAACCGGGCTTCGTTGGAGGGGTATTCGATAATTGGGATGCCCAATATCTGTGGTTCCGCTTTCACGTCCCATGTTTCCGTTACCTCGAAATATGTGTCTTCGGAGTAGCAGCAAAAAACACCGGTGTTGTCCTCTTTCTGCACATACGTCACGCCCAGAATGGGACGGTGCCCCAGCCCGCTGAAGTACACCACAAAGGTGTTGCGCGGGTCCAGTGTAAAAATCTCAAACGGCGATTCATCTTCCTCCACGTCCGCCATTCTGTCCGGCAGAATCATGCGGTAAGACGTGCCGCAAATATGGAACCAGTCCGCCAGCTCCTTGTCCTTGGCGGCCTTGTCTTCCGAAAGCGCATAATCGTTGAGCTTGGACACGCCTTCAGCGACTGATTCATCGTTCCCCCTGCTGACGTACTGCACAGGCTCACCCAGAAGATACCCGACCTTGAACGAAACAATTTCGTTCGCCCGGTTCACAACGATCTTGTTGTTGATTTCCGGCCTGACGTCCTTTACCCTGCCCAAAATGGGCTGGTCTCCCTTGTAATACCTGTAAAGATACTCAATGTCCGCCCGGTTCATCTGGTGGATTGGCATAGCCTTTTGCAAAACATCCACCACATTTCCCCGGGTGACGTGCTCAACGTCCGTGTAGATAACCTTCCGACCAAAAAGATTCATTGGCACACCCCCTTAAAATGGCCGCTTGAACACTTCCACTTTGCCGCCCACTCGCATCCGAATTTCGTTCTCCAGCAGGGACAAAGCATCCGGCGCGTCATCGTGCGGCACTTTGCCGCTCCGGGTGTAGGTGGTGACTTCCTTCATGAAATTGAAGTACTGGCTGCCCCGTTTATAGGTGGACGGATGCTTGAACCAGAAGTGTTTCTTGATGTTGTCGGACGCAAATTCTATTCGCGTTTGTTTGTTGGAAATGGTTCTTTTTGTGCGTATTCCAACGCTATATCCACGCTGCCGGACGATTTCCGCAACGTCTCTGGCGTAATACATGCCCGCGTTGTTGCTTTCAAACAGCGCGTCCGCAACGCGATTGTCGATCAGGCACCTGGCGCATTCCGGCTTTGTGACGTCCGGCGGAGAATCATCAAACACCACGTCCACGATATACACTTCATCCCCGTACAGCGCCGCAACGGGAAGGGCGGTGCTGTCGCTTCCGCTTTCTGCGGTGTCGCACACGGCAATAACGGCGTCCGGATCCCGGCCTGTGGGGAGTTCAAAGAAATAATTCAGCTCATCCTTGTTAAAAAGCAGCCCCTTTGCTTCAAAGGGCTGCTGTTGGAATTCACTTTCAAACTGTTCCGCACTCAAAAGGGCCCTCTGTTCGCGGAAATATGCTGTGGTAAACACCTTTTTCCCGTCCCGTTCGTATTCGTAGTTACTCTCGTCCGTAACGGGGTCAAGTGCCGGTATTTCAATGGCTTTCCACGCCCAGCCGCCTTTTTGCGCTTCCTCTTGGAGGTGGCCGATAGGGTCATACAGGGAATATCGGGTTCCCGTGGCGACAATGGGTGTGCCCTCAATGGCTCGGCCCAGGATATCGCCGGATATAATCTCCCACTTATCGTCCAGTCTCTGGCGGTTTTTTGCTTCCTCGCGGCCCTCTACGCAGTCATCCAGATATAGGACGTTCGTAGCCTCCGACAAGCCCACTTGTCTTGCGTCAATAGATCGACACATGACTGTGGGGAAACGGGATTTTGATCGCAGATTCAGTATCTTTGTGTCCGCATTGGTCTGCACCAACGGAGAATTGGGGAAAACGTCATAGAATAAATATTCATTCGGCGTTTGCAAATACTCCAGGCACCCGGAATAAAAGCTTTTCACCAGGTCGTCCCCCGTCCCTTCCATTAGGGACGACTTGTCCGGTTCCCGCCCAGACAGAAAATTGACGAAATTGATGCCCAACTGGGATTTCCCGGCGCGTTTTGGCATCGACAGCGTCAACAGCCGCAGTTTTCCATCCAAAACCTCCTGATACGCCGCCACAATAGGCCGCAGATAATGTCTTCGAGGTGCGTAGAACTTTTTCTCCGGTTTGCGGTTCATCTCGATGTACAGCAGAAACGTGTCGAAATCGTGCGGTGCGTCAAAGCACATGGCCTTTTTGTACACGTCAAACAAAGAATCCGCCGCATTTGCGCTGCACTTGTGCAGGGCCGCAGAACTCAGTTTTCGCAAATCCTTGCTCAGCTCATGGGCCAGGGTGAAATCATCCGGTTCCAGTTGTCGGCATACGGACAGAAGGTCCATGTACGGCACGTGGTCGGACGGATTCCGCGCAATATGCTGTTTTATGCGTTCTGATAGTTTTGCGTAGTCCATGTGGCCTCCATTTTTGCATAAAAAGAGACGGGTTCCCGAAAGAACTCGTCTCTTTTATTTTGCTTGTATAGGTTACTCGCCCACGTTGATTGTGATCGTGTCAGAGGTCTCGTTGAAATCAGCGGTCAGTTTGAACTCAAGCGTCTTGACATCGGAAATGTCGGACAGGCCAGCCTTTTCAAGGTAGAAAAACATGGAATAATTGATGTTTTTCCCACCCTGCATTGTTGCGGGGACTCCGCCCAGATATTGGACCACCGTATCATTCACAGAGCTGTCCTGCGGATATACCGTGATTTCCTGGTCCGTCTTGTTCTCGAACTTCATCTGGATGTAGCAAACACCCGGCACGGAATCCAGCTCCGTGATGCCCAAGTACGTTGCCTTGAACGTCTCGCCGTCATACACGACCTTCTCAACGGTCTGACCTCCGGTCTCGCCGTCATCCGGTTGGTCCGCGGTTCCGCACCCGACCATAGCAATTGCCGCCACCATGATGGCAAGCAGCACTGCCCACACTTTCTTTGCTCTCATTTTCCTTTTCCTCCACATTTATTTTCTCCCGGGTAGCCGGGGGAATTACTTCATCTCGCCGGATTCGTATTCCTTAACGCGCCGGTAGAATGTGTTCGGCTTCAGTCCCAAATGACCCATAGCCGCTTTGGCGGTGATATGGCCCGATTTCCAAAGGTCGTATTCCTGTTCGAACTTCTTCCTGTCCACCGGGATAGCCTGACGGCCCACATACTCGCCGCGCTCCTTTTTCGCGTCGATTCCCTCTTTCTGCCGGGATTTGATATAATCACGCTCCAGCTGGCTCACCGCTGCAAATACCGTCAGCATAAATTTGCCCGCCGGGGTGGTGGTATCTATCTTTTCCTTCTGTGATTCAAATTGTACACCCTTCTCTGTCAGTTGGTCAACAAGGTTTAGCAAATCGCGCGTATTTCTTGCAAACCGGCTGATCTCGCTCACAACCACGGTATCGCCCTCGCGCACAAACGCCAACAACTTCTTCAGTTCTGGCCGGTCAGTATTCTTGCCGCTGCACTTGTCTACAAACAGCTTCTCCGCGCCGAGCGCTTCCATCGTGATTTCCTGCCTTGCTGTGTTTTGCTCTTTCGTTGACACACGGACGTATCCTACTTTCATGTTTCGTCCCTCCTTTGCTGTGATTATATCACGTCTGCAGAGGTGTGTCAATATGTCAATTTCAGTTTATGCAATGCACAAGCATTTTTTCTCTTTTGTTTTTTGCGGGCATTTTGGGGCTTACCCGGCCCCGCTCCCGCCTGCGATATCCCCCACCCCCCGCCCGGCCACGCCGCCGCGCATGTCAAAAGGTATACCCATATGCAACGCGCCGCCGGTGTTGCGTACTGGTCAAAATATTATCATTGCAATGTTGCAAAATTGCCAATTAAGGTATTGACATACTGCCCCCATCGTGGTAATATATCAACATAGAGAGAGGGCCGCACCGGTTACAGCCTACCAAGCCCCGGAGCAGCCCCCACACCAGACCAGAGGCCCAGCGCGTACAGTGTACCACGCCCGGCCTACCTGGTCAAGGGGTAGGCCAGTAAGGCCGGGAGGTAATACAAAATGGAAATCAGGAATTACACAATCAGTGACATTGAGCGCATGAGCGCGGCGGATCTGGCCAGCTTTGCGGAGGAAGTGGAGACGATAAAGGGCCACACGGTCTATTATATCGACTTCGGCGGCGCGTTTGGCTTTTCCGCTTGCGTCTGCGCTGATGGGCGGCATATCTATTATGCCAATGATTACGAGCTGCACCACCGAGGCAAGAGCCGGGACGAACTGCGCGAGCTTTACCGCCGGAAGCTATCCGGGAAGCTTTTTACGGACGAGGAGTTGCAGACCGTGAACAGCTACGACGATTACACCTCAAAAGCTTACTATATCCGCAACTATTACGCCATGCGCCGCCCGTATATTTCTGCGTTTTTCGCAGGCAGCGACGCGGAGCGGGCGGAGATCGAGAAGAAAGCGGAAAAAATGATTTTCTCCCCAGTTTTCATGGCGTACTATGCCCCGGAAAACGCCGCTTTCGTGGAGCGCGGCGCGGCACTGCTGCGGGGGCTGGACGAGGCCGTACAGCGCAACAAGGGGAACGTGGAATACTGGAAAAGCGCGTTTTTGTACGAAATGTACAATCACGAGTACGGGATCAACTGGGAAGCCGACTATGATGTAATTTCCTGCTTCGGCGACTGCTCCGGAGTGGAGGACTACACCGACGCAGATAAGCTCTTTTCTGCCGTTGGATTCAGCGCGGTGCAGAGGGCCGCATATTTGGCAGCGCGGCGGGAGTATTACAACCGGAGACGTAACAACGACGCGGAGGAGGTGCAAGCATGAGCACTAACGAGATTGCCGCCAAGGTGCAAGAGCTTAGAGAGCTCCGCCGCATGGCCGATGAGCTGGCCGCAGAGATTGACAGCTTGCAAGACTCCATCAAGCAGCACATGGACGCCGCCGGGGTTGATACCCTGGCGGGCCTGGATTACAAGATCACCTACAAGGCCGTTACATCGTCCCGGCTGGACTCTAAGGCCCTCAAGGCCGACCAGCCGGAGCTGTACGCCAAGTACACCAAGCAGACCACGGCGCGCCGGTTTTGCCTAGCCTAAGGGGGTGCCGGATTGCTATCTCTTTTGCTGCTGATTATATGGTTCCCGCTGGCCGTCCTGGCCGACGTGGTCCGCAAGTCCAAGTAACCCACCAACCATCTGACAGGGGCAAGGCCCCGGAAAGGATATATCACTATGACATATATAGACGCTATCAAGGCCGGATATAAGGCAGCCGACACCAAATACCAGCGCGGATATATTAGCCGACTGGCAGACCCCGACGCGCAGCCGGTACGGACTGCCGGAGGCACCCGCAAGGGGCAACTGTATGTGCTGCTCCCCTGCCATTGCAGCACGCAATACTGCATCCGGCAGTATCTCTGCAGATGATCTCCCAGGCAACAGGCCGCCCCGGATCTATTCCGGGGCGGTTATTTTATGCCTTGCCCGCGACGGCGTTTTAATGGCGTTTTGCGGGCTTTTGATGTTGGGTGGTATTGGGATACCACGCCAATGCAACACGCTCTCACTCTCCCCAGCCGTCGCCCTCATCGCCCGGTCGGGTAGTCCACTCTTTGAGGATTGCTATTGCGTCGGCAGGCATGCCCGGCAAATCTCGTAATCGCTCAAAATCGCGGAGTGCGCTTGCCTTGGTGCGCATTAACCCTGCTATCTCTTTGTCGCGCAGGTAAGCCTTACTGTCCTCAAGGAGTTGTTTTTCCTCTCCGGATAAGCTGTCAATATCGACACCACAACACAGCGTATACACTCGTTGTGTATCGTCGCACATTGTACATTCCAATAGGTGGGGATAATATCCAGTCATTTTTTCCCTTTCAACCGTAGCCCCTCGGCTAATACATAAAACCGTTCTTGCTCGATTATACCATGTAGACCGACTAATGTCAAAAGTCGCTGCAAAAGTCGCCCGGTTTTGCGCGAAAGTCGCCGATAGTCGCTAAACCGTGCATAACCCCGGGAAAATCGTTGCCCCTACTCCGAAAGTTGCTGAATAGTCGCTAAAAAAATCAGTTTTCATAGTCGCAAGACGCCGCCTCGATGTACTTCTTCTGGAGTTCTTCGGGCGGTGTTTCTGTCCCAAGGGGATTGTTGGGCGTGAGAACGACCTCTTGTTTGTCGGTCATGCCGAAAAAGTTCTTTGCGCGGAAAATGTACGTAATCTGCGGAATTTTCCCCTGTGAGACCAATTTTGCATCGATTCCGGCCAAAATTTGTTTGGCTTTTTTTATCATGCCAGCTCTCACGGGGCCCAACGATCCCTTTTGCCAGTCCAAAACCGTTTGAGTTACGGCACCGAGAGCGAGGCACATATCCTCCACTGTGGGGATTTGTCCTTCTTCTACACACTGTTTGAAATAGTCGTTGAGCTTATCGGCGCATTCTTCATCGGTTTTTACGCATGACCTCTTGAAGTATTGGAATGACTCCCTAACAATTTGCGAGATCTCTTCATTTGTTGCGGTGCACCTGGCCGTAACAGACGCTGATGCCGCGCCTCTGGTGTGTGAGATGGCATTCTCTCCGCGTTCTTGCACGATGATCTTGCGGATAGTCGGCTCGGAAAGCCCGTTTTGTTTTGCCACAGTCGCTATATGCTTACATGCGTCATAGTCGGCAAGGACCTGCTCTCTCATAGCTTGCGTGATTTTACTTGCCATCTATGTCACCTTCTTCCCGTTTTAACATATTTGGGGTGATTTCAAAAAGTTCGTTACACTCCGGGCACCTGACATACGCATCTGCCGGTCGCACAATCGTTCTCCCGGTCATGTAGTCGCGTTCAACCTTTTTGCACGTATTAAACTCGAATACGCACCCGCACGCTGGGCATTCTGCCCGGGCAAATTTATCTTGGTTCACGTGCTTAATGATTTTCATAACTTCTCCTGTTTATGTGCCGCGCTCCCACCTCTGCGCTATGTATGGCACAAGTTCACCCGCCCAATTGGGCACTCCTATGTGTTTCTGTATGCCCGCAGAGGGGCTGTGTTATGCAGAAACTCGGGGGGCTCCCGCTTCATCGCGCCGTCTTTTCGGCCCGTCGGGGGCCCCCGTTGTTGGCAAAGGCGAGTGGAATCGAACCAATATCTGCGGTTTTGGAGACCGCCGTGTTACCATTACACCACGCCCTTTGGAACGGGCGGCTGGAGTCGAACCAGCACATACGGGAGTCAAAGTCCCGTGCCTTACCTTTTGGCTACACCCGCATAAAACCAGACACCCGCGAGATATCCCGTGAGTGTCTGCATGCCGGTAACGCTCTTGCGAGGCCGCTTGCGCGGAGGCACCCATTACCGGCTGTGCCTTAACCTATGGAAGAAGGAAAGAAAAAAAGAGGATAAAAATGAAATTTCGGGTTGTGGGCTGACTGGTTCCACTCTCCGATGATACTATTTTACACCACCTGAAACGTGGTTTGGGGCCACATTTTCAATAATTTTTGCGTTTTGCGCAATCAGCCACAGGAATTTATCTTTTCGCCGCCGGAATGTGCGCGGGCTTATCCCGGCCGGGGATATCATCTCGATGGGGTACTGTTTCTGACTGTCGCAGTTCCGCATAATCGCCCATACCAGTTTACGCCGCACGTTCTCGTTGGCGATATCCCGGCCCACGTTTTCCATGGCATATTCTACGGCCCGCATTTTCTTCGTCTCCGGCCAGTTCTCTATGGTTGCCAACCGTTCCGCCTTACGTTCGGCTATCCTGCTGTTACCGGGGCCATGAGGCATACCAGACATGGCGTAGTCTGATGCTTCCAACACTTCTTCCCGGGCCGCATTGTACGCGCGGACCCGGCGGGGATAGCCCCTGACGTAGGCGATGCACTCCATGCGGATATCGTAGGGGAGCGAGTATTTGTTGCTCATGTAGCACCTCCTGGAGCGTCATAGAAACCATCTGGTTCCGCGTCCTTTGTAATCAACGTGTTTGGCCTGTCTCCCTAATACACTGTTACGTCCCGCCCAAACACATGCACCTTGGCGAACGTATGGCGGAATGGTTTCACGTCGCCACGTACATGAATTTTCAAGCACACGCCACAAAAGGAACCAGCCCAGCTCTCTACAAAGTGCTCTTCCACATCCGCAATAGCAAGCTTGGGCTCTTCGCACAAGATTATTGGAACCCCGCTGTAAACGTTCATCGTACCTCCTATTCCAGCGCCGTCTCAACGCCGTACTCTTTGAGCATCTGCCGGATATCTGCCCAGGTAACGTACCCTTCCGCCACGCACTGAGCGGCGTGGTTCAATTCGCTGGCAAGCTGCTGCACATCGTCCATCGGTGCAACGTCCACGGCTGGGCGATTCTTGATAAAAGACTTCATCGCATCGACAGAAACGCGCTTGTCTCCAACCATAAGTGCTTCGCGCCGTTCGATTTCGCGGAGTGCAGCATCTCGGTCAATGTATTCAGCCATTTTCAGCACCTCCGTACAAAAAGGATTCTAGGTCTACCATGCAAGAAAAACACAGGTCAAAACGATCTCGTTGCCAGTATTTTCCGTCAATATCGGTGTCTCTCAACACGATAGAATTTGATCGCGACTTAGGAAACGCCTTCCGGCCGTCATAATGCTCATATAGGCGTCCACAGCAATCACATTTCTTTGCTTGCATTTTCAGTACCTCCATCTATCTTCGGTGCCTCCGGCAATGGTATCCACGCTAAAACCCTTGCTTTCTGCCCCTGCACAACTTCGCCTCCCCACATTCCGTTGTATTGATAGCCGATGCCGTAAGTTTGGAACATTCGGTGATATGACCCAAAGCGGAAATACTCGTACCAGCAAAGCACATCCTGCCCATCCGGTGGCAATTTTTCATCGGTAAGAGCCCAATGCACCACCGGGGCCACATCAGCGGCAGGAGCATCACTTACTTCTCGCAGCACTTTGGCAGCCAGCAAGTACGGGATTTCCTGTGGGCTCTCCGAGAACACATCTTTGGTGTAAACAGCACCATGATAACGCCTTGTGTTCTCGATTGCTCTCGCACCGGCGTTCATGGCAAGCATGAGTTCTTCCGTGCGCTCGATGTATTCAGCCATTTTCGGCCCTCCTGTTCCATGCTCTGACGATATCATCGTCAGATGCCGCGCAATCGTCCAAAGTAAACACCATATCGCATCCGTCGCAGTAGATCATGTTGTCTCGGAAATAGCTATATTCCTTGTCGAATCGAACGTCCCCACCACAGAACGGGCACGGTTTTAGCTTATCCATTGTCATTCTCCTTTCTCCAGCATATCAGCCGCCGTTCTCAAATCATCCGGCAGCATAATAGGTACTTCGTAGATATTTGCATCGGCCCATTCTGCATATTCGCGCAGGGTTTCGGCAATTTCTTTATGTGATGGCTTCACGGGGCCTCTTTTCACACCGCCACACAGTCCGTCAGCTGCGCCATGGTCGTGATCTCCGCCCCGCACCACTCTGGGAGGTTTGCCCTCACTAGAGCCGTCGCCATGGGCGGGCACACGGCATTTCCGCAGCGGGCCACTTGTGCACTTTTCTTGTACTCGTTGCCCTCGTAATCGTGGTCAATGATGTAATCCGGTGGGAACCCCATCGCGTTGTACAGCTCACGGGGAGACAGCATCCGCAGTCCGATATCCGCGATGTAGTACAGTGCGCCGCTGATCTCCAGCAGAAGCACCTCGTCCTCCGCCAGCGTGTAGCCGCAGAACTCATTCAGCAGGGCGCGTATCTCGGGCCAGTGGCCCAGATCGTCACCGCTGCGTATCTTCGCCAGATACGCCTTGCACACGGCGAATGTCCCTCCGCTGCACGCCCGCTCTTTCCCAGCACTGGCCGTCACTGTCTGCAAAGGCTCCGAAGGCGGCGTTCCCACATTGTCGCCCTTAAACTTCACCACATGGGCGGCGACCACCGCCTCACGGTCGTGGCTGGTAACGGTGTGCATGGGGGCTTGCACATCCAGCGGCCTGCCGCCGGTGTAATACTCCACCAGATTGGCGCAGGTCAGGCCGTAGCGGTTGGATGCATCCACCGTGTTGATAGGCGTCCCCAGCCCGGATGCCCGGACACTCTCCGTCTGCTCTGTATGGTACTGGATAAGGGACGGCGCCACGATACCGCCCGTGTGCTTGGCGGTGATGGTTTTATATGCGTCTCCCACAGGCGCGATATGACCGCCGCCGGAATGGTTGCACTCCGAAAGGAACGGCGTCACCATCATCTGGCCGCCGCCTCCGCCGGTTCTCACCGTGTTCATCGGTTCGCCGACAGTCGCCCCCACGCTGTTGCTGGTGTTGGTCACCGTCACAGGTGCCAGCAGCGGCTTGCACAATTCATGTGCTCCTACCGCTGTAACAGTCGTCAATGGCTTTTCGATGTTCTGCGCAGCGTTTTGGAATTTCTGCTGTACGATGAACGGCTTGCCGCTGCGGATGGTGAACTTGTCCACGCCCCGTATGATCCGCCGCATGGTGTTCTTCGCCAGAGGGCGTACCGCTTTCAGACCATATTTACCCATGATGTCCGCCTTGGTATCGAATACCGACGGGCATGGCAGGCTCCAGCCGATGATTTCCGCCGCGCTGCGCCACTTGGGCAATCCATCTGCGCCGGTTTTGCTGTGAGTCGGTTTCGGCCACACAATGGGTTTTCCGTCGCAACGGGCAATCAGGTAAAAGCGTTTCCGAGAGGTGGGCGCTCCGTAGTCCGCCGCCACCAATTCCCGGAACTCCACGGTGTAGCCCAGCGCCTCCAGTTGGCTGATAAACTTCCGGAAAGTCGTTCCCGCCAGCTTCTTCACCGGCTTACCTCTACGCACAGGCCCCCAGGTCTGAAACTCCTCCACGTTTTCCAAGATGATGACCCGGGGTCGCATTTTTGCCGCCCAGCGCAGCGTAATCCAAGCGAGTCCGCGAATCTTCCGGTCTACCAATGCCGCGCCCTTGGCTTTGGAAAAGTGCTTGCAATCCGGTGAAAGCCACGCCAGCCCCACCGATCGGCCCCGGCACACGGCTACCGGGTCCACATCCCATACGGACGCCTGCAAGTGCTCGGTGTATGGATGGTTTGTGCGGTGCATCCGGATGGCATCCGGGTCGTGATTGATGGCGATTGCCACCCGCCTGCCCGTGGCAAGCTCGATTCCGGTTGACGCGCCGCCACCGCCCGCGAAGTTGTCCACGATGATCTCGTCAATGAGGGATTCTTGGGCGTAGATCATTTTGTTTCCTCCATCAGGTCGAAAAGCGAAATTCCATCCATCTCCTGGATGCCGGTCTCACGGATTCTTTCCGCCTGCGCGCAGTTCTCCGCCGCCAGCCGGAAATAGCTGGATTTAAGCTCCACGCCGATATGTCTGCGTCCCATCAAAATGGACTGGTATCCGGTAGAGCCAATACCGTCGAATGGATCCAGCACAATGTCGCCGGGGTTGCTCCACAGTTCTACACATCGCTCGATTACGGGCAGTTGCAAGGGGCAGATATGTCGCTCGTCTTTTTCCTCCTTTGCGGCTTTCCGGTTGAGGGTGTCACTCTGGTTGATATCCCACCACGCGGGGGATGCGTACTCCTCCCAAATAGGGGACGCAACCTGTTGCCACTTGCTCACGGGGTATGTGGCGTCGGTGTGGGTCACACGCTCCGGGTTGTCGCCGGGCTTGCGGAACGTTACAACATAGTCCGGGATCCCCATCCGGCTCATCGCGCTATCCTTTTTGATCTGCTTGTGCAGCAGCCCCAGGGCTTTTGTCCGCTGCATAGCCGTGAGGGGATTCTTCCAGATGCAGACCTCCGAGTGGTAGATAAATCCGAGCGCCTGCATCCACCGGATCACGTCGCCCCGGAAGTCCCGGATTCCGATATACCCATCACGTTCTTTGCTAGTCGGTAGGTTCATGCAGTGGATGCTGACATTCCGCCCGGGCATCATCACTCGATACCACTCGCGGCCCAGGTACATATACTGCTCCGCAAACTCCTCATAGCTCCGGCAATTTCCCATATCCCGGTCGCTGTTGGAGTATGTGTACAGACTGGCAAACGGGATTGATGTAACCGAGTAGTGGATGCTGTCATCCGGGATCCCCTTCAGCACCTCGCAGCTGTCGCCGTTGTACACCGCATACTCGCGGCCCACGGCCTGGTCGATAACTTTCATGCCGACTTTACCCATTCCGGGACAATCATCTCTACCTGCGGATTGTACGGTATCACGATCCGCTCCTGCCCCCGGATATCCTTTCTCAAAATCTCTTTGGTGTATCTCACCATGTTTTCCTTCATCGCCGCCGCCTGGGCTTCCTTGCGCTCCACGTTGGCTTTCACCGCACCCTCGGCGGCAGATGTAACGATGTGCACGTTCACCGGCGATTCCTGGCCAAATCGGTAACACCTGCGGATAGCCTGATACATGGATTCGTAGCTGTCGGACAGCCCTACAAAAATCATGTTATGGCAGTTCTGCCAGTTCATCCCGAACCCCGCAATCGACGGCTTCGTCACCAGCACGGGCAGTTCACCGGCGGCAAATCGCAGTAACGCAGATTCTTTTTCTTCCGGTTTATCGCTCCCGCGCACTTCTTCGCTGTTGGGGATGATCTTTACAAGGGATTCGCTTTCCGCGTTCAGGTCGCACCAGCACACCCACTGCTCTCCCGGGTCCTCTGCGATGATCTCTGCGGCCTTTGCGCACCGTTCCGGCATACTCACTCGTCTGGCTTCCCGGCGCTCCGTCAGCGTTTTGGCCCCGTCTCCGCCGAACAGGTTGTATGCGGTGTCGCACTCGCACTCTACGATGTGCTCCGTCACCGTCAAGGGCGGCAAAATGTAACCATCGTTGGGGTATCCAAGGTCTCCGGGGCAGGTGAGGACTACTGCCCATGTAGATACCCACTCCCAGAAGCGCTCCTCCGCATGGCCCTTCAACCTCCATTTACTGGTGTCGCTACCGTCGTGGATAAAATACGTCGCGAGCATCTCCGTCCGAGTCATAATACCCAGAAATTCCACTTGGTTCCCCAGTTCCATGTAGTCGTTGGGGGACGGCGTGGCCGTGCACGATAAACGATAGGGCGTGTTGCGGAACATCTCGATGATCTGTGTCCTCATCTTCCCCGTGTAGTTTTTCAGGATGCTTGATTCGTCGAGCACCACCCCGCCGAACGAGTCTCCATCGAAGTGCTGGAGCATCTCGTAGTTCGTGATATTGATTCCCGGGCCAATATCCGCCTGGCTTCTGCAAATTCTGGCGGTGTACCCAAACCTCTCCGCCTCTCGCTTGGTCTGCGCCCCGACAGTCAAGGGGGCTACGATCAGCACCGGCTCACCCGTCCGCTTTGCTACCTGGTCGGCAAACTCAAGCTGCTGGATCGTCTTGCCGTTCCCGCACTCCTCAAACAGTGCGGCCCGGCCCTTTCGTATTGCCCACCGGGTGATGTCCTTCTGCCACTCAAACATGTGCGTGTTCATGGCAGTTTTTCCCACATCAAACCCGCAGGCCGGGGGGATATGTTGCTTCCCGGCGAGGAAGTCCGTGTAGCTCACCATTCCACCGTCACCTTGCCGCTCTCCGGCACCGCCACCCGCAGGAACATCGCCAGGTCCGTAAAACTGGTATAGTTAAACTCCATGCGGGCATGCTCCAGAATCAATCTCTTTCCGGATTCCTGAGCCTTAGGTTCTTCGGCGGGCGTCTCTGCGGCAGTCTGCTGTTCGGCGTTCGCCCACTCTGCAACCTTCCGGCCCCACAGTAGCAAATTCCCACCTCCTCGCGCAAACGGTGTCCCGGCGGCTTTTGCGGCGGCTCTTATGGTCGCGCTTGCCGTGCCCATTTCATCCGCCAGCCAGCTTCCAGTACCGCCAAAGCTCTGCATGTTACGAAAGAACTCGCGTTTCAGGTCCTCCGGCATTGCCTTGAACTCCGGCCACGGCATGGGCCGGGTGATGTTGTAGCTTTTCACTTCTCCATTTTTCTCCCTTCTTTGCTTCGCGGTCAGGTTGTCGCTGGGCAGCGTACACCCGCCGCGCTTTCGGCTGATATGCGCAAACGCTCCTCGCGCAGTGCGCTTTTTCTGCATGCAATCGTAGTCAAAGTCATTCATACCGGCTGATATACACCTCCGTCCGGGGGTTTTCCTTGTCGTACAGAACCCGGCTCCCGTCGTGCGACACGATGATGTTACTGTTGTCATCCGCCAGGGTCCCGGCATACACCAGGATATCGTCGATGGCTTCCAGCAGGTTGGTTAAGTCCACCTTGCGCCGGGTGGGCATATAAAAAAGGCACTTAACCTCCACCGGTTCTGCGATGGTCTCCCCGCCCTTGCAATGCCATGCGGCGGCCTGCTGGTACGCCTCGTACTGTGCGGACGGCAACACCATCGGCGCACCATACCGCCCTCGCACAATGCGCTGGTGATTTTTCTTTGTCACCGGTGGCAGGGGAATAACGATCTTTTTCATGTCACTCTCACTTCACTATGCGGCCCGTGTTGGGGAAATAGGCCATCCTCACCATCCCAGTGGGGCCGCGTCGGTTTTTGTCCAGGTATAGCTCCAGCATGTCCGGGTCCCATTCGCCCCGGTCCTCTTTCTCGCACGGGCGGTGCAGCAGCGTCACGGTGTCCGCGTCCTGCTCGATCGCGCCGGACTCCCGCAGGTTGGCCATAGTGGCCCGAAACTCGCCGCCACGATCTGACGCACCGGCTCTGTTCAGCTGGCACAGGCATATCAGAGGGATATCCATCCGCATGGCCAGCAGTTTTGCCGACCGGCTGTTCTTCGTGGTGCTCTCGTAGAGCGTGGCTTTCTTGTTTTCTTGCTCCAGCAAGCCGATGTGGTCCAGCACGATTAGCCCCGGTCGCTCTTTGTAGGCCAGCGCCGTCACTCCCCGCATGTCCATGCCCGTCCGCCTGTTAAACACGATGGGCAACTCGGACAGTTTGGCGGATGCTTCCGCGTACTTGGCGTATTCTGCCTCTGTCAGGGTGCCGCCGAACATCAGCAACCGGGAGGATATCCCCGCTATGTTGGCCGTCAGCCTGCTGGTGCAGTCATCCGGTGACATCTCCAGGGAGATATACAGCACCTTCACGCCACGTTTTGCCGCATTGAGGGCAATTTGCATAGCCAGGGCGGATTTACCCTTTCCGGGCCGTGCGGCAACGATGTGAAACCCGCCGTTGATAAGCCCCCCGCCCAGCAACCGGTCAAATTCCTGCAAGCCGGTCTTGACGTATGGGGGAGGCCCGCCAGCAAAACCCTTGTCAACTCGATTTTTAAGGCTCTTCACGGCCTCGGAGACTTCCAGTCCCCCGGATATCCCCGCGCCGTCCTGAATCGCCGTGACGGCTTCCTGCGCCGTTCTGAGTGCATCCTGCGGAGATAGATCCGCTGTTCGGAGTTCTTCGCCCAAATCCCTGAGCTTCCGCCCCATGGATGCATCCCGCATTCCAGACACCCACACGTCGATGTTGGCGGTGGTCACGATAACGTCCATGCAGTCCGTCATGATCTTGCTGGTCACGTTGTCGTTGCGGCTGGATGCGTCCATCAGCACGGACGGAGCATCCGCTGGGTCCCCGGCGGCATTCCGCCGCTGGATGGCCCGGAACAGCTCTGCGTATTCCGGCACCAGGAAGTCATCCGGAGACAGCTCTGCAGCGGCTTCGTAGCATTCCGGCTGAATGAGCAGTGCACCAATGACGTTTTGCTCCAGGTAAAGAGAATCCAGCATGCATCAGTCCTCCTGCGTCCAGCCGCCGGTGTCTGAGTTGTACTTCCAGCGAGGTTCCGGCTTTGCGGGCAGTTCGGTCTCTTGCACCTCGTCCTCCCACCGGCCCTGGTTCAGCCATGTGGCCGGATAGGGGATGTACTGGCCGTTATCGCGCTGCCATTGGGCACTGTGATTCTGGGCCTCGATGGCCTTGAGTACGACGTCCAACGGCGGTCTCGCCTTGTCGAACGCCTTCCGCGCAGCTGCTTTCCCGGTTTTCCTCGGATACGCCTGCCAGAACACGTCGAATGCGCTTGCGCAGTTCGGATTTGATTTGGATTCGGATTCGGATTCGGATTGGATTAAGGCCGCAGATTGCCGCGACTCGCCGCAGATTGCGGCAACTTGCCGCAGATTGCCGCGACTCGCCGCAGATTGTTGCAAAGCTGTGTTTTCCGGAGGCTCGGGGAACTTCGGCTTGCAATCTCTGATACGCTGATGCTTGACCCACCCGGGGAACAAAAAGTAGGGCCTCCCGTCCACTGTGTAGAGGGACACGCAGCCTTTTGCCGCCAATTCTTGGAGCGCAGCATCGATATCTTTGATGGATAACCTCTCCCGGAACGGGAAAACACGTCCTTTTATGATAGCGGGGCGGGCATCTCCGCGCCCCGCATCATCCGCTTGCGTAATCAATCCAACCCAAAGCCGAAACTCAAAATCCGAAAGAGCTGCGATTTTTTCTGAGTCGCATAAGCTTTCCTTTATGATTCTATTCGGCATCTTCGCACCGCCTTAAAACGGCAGGTCGCCGTCGTCCTCGATTTCACAGAAATCGTCGGCGGGTGCGGGCTGTTTCTTGTCCTCCTGCTTGGAGTCGCCGAAGTACATCCGGTCGGCCACCACCTCGGTGGTCTTGCGCTTGTTGCCGTCCTTGTCCTGCCAGCCCCGGACCTGCAAGCGGCCCTCTACGATGGCCATGCGGCCCTTAGTGAAGTAGTTGGCGGCAAACTCTGCCGTCTTGCCCCAAACCACCACGTCGATGAAGTCCGTTTCTTTCTCACCGATCTGGGGCTTGAAGTCCCGGTCACAGGCCAGGGTGAAGCTGGTGACGGCGGTGCCGCCCTGGGTGCGGCGCAGTTCAGGGTCCCTGGTCAACCGGCCCATGATAATGACGCTGTTCAGCATTCTGCCACCGCCAGACGCTCCATGAACTTCTCCAGATCTTTGGCCTTGAAGTAGACGCGGGGGTTCCATCGGGCCACATGATAGCCCTGGATAACACAGTCGTTCCGCAGGGTGTCCAGCGTGTCAACGCTGATGCTCAACAGTTTCGCTGTCTCATTTCTTGTGTACAGCAGTTTCTTTTCCATCTCTACCTCCTATAGATATGACTTTCCAAACTCGCGCCTGAAATCGTCCTCCGTCCAGCCCTCGCCCTTCATGATCGTCAGCTGTCCGTACCGACGCAATCGCCGCATCTGGTCGCCGTTCCGATGCACGGCGGACTTCCCGTTCCTGTGGCACCTGTCACCGCAGAGCCACACCACCGCGCCGTATTTCTCGCTTTTGCCGCGGTAAGCACCCCCGAAAATGTGGTGACGCTCCAGCGGGTCCTGTGCGCCGCTCCTACCGCACAGAAAACATCTTCTTTCATTCATCGATATCGTACTCCGTCCCGTCCGATACAAACTCCGGGCATTCCGTGATTCTGT